TACGTGGTACAGAGAAGAATTGAATTAAGCGTTTACCTCTTGCATCCTTGGCTTCACCTAATCGTAAAGCCTTAGACACATTATCGAGGCTTGCAGGTAAACTGCAGTATAACGCAAGTACAGAGGTACATTCCCAGTTCGTGTAATCCGCATCAGGGTAGTACTTTTTTAGACAAAGCATTTCGAATGCTGCGTTGAATGCGGTCTTTGTAATTTCCTTGTTATACAAAGCGTCCACCACCCTTTCGGGTAGTGGATCCTTTGTCATATCAATTACTTCGACCGGTTCATCATCGAAGCTGTAGGCAAAGAGCAGTATTTCAAATGTTGTATCATCAACGTATCGTTGCGCTCCATATTTAATAGGGCAGTCAGAATACGTTTCCACATCAATACTCAGCTCCATATATGCCTCCTTAGATTAAATCGTCATCGTCCAGGTCGCCTAAATCATCGTCACCAAAGTCACTAGCAGATACGTGAACACCACCGAGGCGGTCACCATCTTTAACTTTACGAACACCATTTAGACCAAAACCTACACCTTTTTTACCATTGAAGTTGTAAGCGAACACTGAAAGTGCTACCTGCGCGTATACACCGGAGTAGATTTCTTCTTCAATGTCGAATTGGTCCATCTTGATTTTGTCACGAGTGAATACGATAGGTTGTTTATCGCTGTTAGCATTGATGAAGAATTTACCAGCGTATGTTTCAGGTTGGTCTGCTACTGCTTCATCTGTATCACCATCGCGCAAGTTAAGTTTCAAGTACGCAGCTTTACCTTCTACTTTTGCCACTGCCTTTGGATCAGCTTTAAGTTCTTCAATCGCACGTTCAAATGCTTTGATTGTTTTCTTATCTGTTTTGTCGATAATAATTTGGGAGCTATATTTTGCTTTGCCATCGTCGTTTTTACGAGGTTGAGCGATGTTTGCATAGGAAAGTCTTACGATACCAGTTGTTAATTTAGCCATTGTTACGGTCTCCTTATTTGTTAATTTCAGACATTAATTTGTTTACGAGTGCTTCTAGTTTAGAAATACGGCTTTGTGCATCTTTGGCTTCAGCGATGTAATCAGAACCTTTACCAGTTTTGAACGCAAGGTTTACGGTGTATTGGTTCTCGCCACCTAACGTAGCACCAAAGCCTAGCATGATACGTTCATTAGGTCTAGCGAATACGCCGAGCGCTACTGCATTACTGTTACGGTAATGGCCGTAACTTACAGCATAGCTGACCTTGTCATTTCTGTTAAAGTCTAATGGATGCAATCCAGCAAGTGCTGCGGAGCTTGCACCTAACTTATTAACACGTTGGCCAAGATTGTTGACTTTGTTGTTAATGTCATTAGCTAAGCCCAAAGAACGATTTTCTAAAGTCGTGATACGTTGTTCGTGATTATCTGCCACATGTTCAAGGCTTCTGATATCCGCTGTATTAGCAGTTACCTTTTGCCCAAGTGTATTGATAGCAGATGTATTACCATTGATGCGGGCAGTGTTGTTAGTGATTGCAGTAGTATTACCTGCGATAGCTTGTTCATGATCACTCACCACGTCGCCAAGCATTTGAACACCAACGGCTAGGTCTTTTAAATTGTTCTGTGTCTTAACAATCGCTGTTTTATTGTTGTTAATTTGTTTAGCGTTTGTTTCGATTTCATCAATCGCAGCGAACAACTGGGAGCCGTTCACAGCGTCTAATGAATCAGCGGAGATTTGGCCTGCACTAACATTCGTGAGTTGGCGGTTGTACTGAGTTACTCCGCCTGCACCAGCGCGGGCTTTAGAACCAAAACTTACTACGCTTGCCGGCTGTTCTCCGGCGAAAACGTGTTTCGTACCATTAATGGTAATGCCTTCAACGCCTACTGCGTTGTCAGTAACACTATTCGTGCCAATAGCAACTGCATTCGGTTTGTCAGCAATCGTGTTATTACCGAACGCAGCAGCGTCCATTGCTACGGCTTTGGAGTGTGTACCAAATACTAGGGCGCCTTGACCACTAGATTCGGAGTTAGAGCCAAACACTAATTGTTCCTTTTGGGAACCAATTTTGTTGTTATAGCCGACTACGGCGCTTTGTCCGCCGGCTACTGTGCCATTGTTAGCACCGATTGCTACCGAGTTCTCCCCGGTAACATTATTTGAGCGTCCAAAGGCCACGGAGCTTTCGCCTGATACGAAGGCACCATTGCCGATAGCTACACTGTCGTAGCTAGACACACGAGCTTGATTACCAATCGCCACAGTGTATTCCACTAGGCTTTCAGCATGGGAGCCAAAGGCGAAGCTATTTCGACCTGCTGCAGTAGCGTTATTACCACCTGCAAAGCCGTTTTCACCTGTTACTGTATTGTTAGTACCGAACGCTAACGCATTATTAGCGTTGATGTTATTTTGGAAGCCCCATACTGCGGAGCTTGTAGAATTAGCGGAGATAGTATTATCTGTACCGCCTACTGTGTTATTACTAGTTGCACCAGCTACGTTTACTGCTAATGCGGAAATTGCCAATGCTGTTGTTAAAGTTTTATTCATCTCTTATACCTCATCTTCAAATTCATTCATCATTGTTTCAACTGTATTAATTGCTGGGCGTTTATCGCTTTCCGGTACAAGCGTAGGCTTGCCCTCCGGTTTATCGATATAGGATTCTAAGTATTCGGCAACGCCCTTTTTACCGAGTACCTTTTGTAAGTTCGTGATACCTTCGAGCTCACGTGGTTTAAATATGTCTTCTTCCTTATAGCCATTATCGAGTAATGTTTTAGCAGCAGCGTCCGGATCCGTTATGGTACGCCTTGATGTACCCTCGACTAATTTATATCCAGGCCATTGCTTCTCACCCGATAAGGCTTTTTCGTAAGCGAAATCGTAAACACCTTTAATCCACTTCGTGATTAAATCTTTCATCGCTAGAATGTCAGATACTTCACGGTCAGTAAGTAATTGATTAAGCTTGCCACCATTCTTATAGAATGTATCAAGGCAAGTATCTGCTAATGCTCGGCAGGTGTGCCGTGCTTTACAGAAGTTACAGTAATCGCAAGGCGTACATTCGCCCTCACCTTCCCAGGCACGTTGCGCGATTGGTTTGATATCTTCACCCCAATCAAGCAGGTCTGCTATAGGCATTTCGTCGGTAGATACGCTATCAAGCCTTGGCTGAACGATCGTCATACGAACAGTTTTAATGTCGTATAAGTACTCGTTCACATCGTAAGCACCTAATGCGTAGAGTCGCATTTGTGTGTTTTCAACGGCACTAACAGGAACTCCCTTGCCATACTTTAGGTCGATTACTTCTAGGATGCCATCGGCTACGATTACCATGTCACCAGTACCAAAGCCATCAGGTACCCACCTAGAGAAGTCGAGCCGTGCTTCAATCATGGCTTCCGCATCAGAGGAACGAGCACGAGCTTCGTTTACCTTCTCTTCGCAAATATCGACATATCGATTAACCGCTTCTACCATTTCAGCGGGGTAGTCGTCTAGCTTAGGCGCCTTTTTGCCTTCAAGCTTATGTCGTAGGATTGCTTCTGCCAGGTCATGTGCTACAGTTCCTTCCGCAGCATACGGTGATTGTTCATCAGGGAACATCGCTTCTAGTCTTGCTGAAGGAGTACATACTAACCACCTGGCACTACTGGATGCACCTAGTAAGGCGTGTTTCTTAGCCACGGCTATTCACCCATTCCATAATTTGAATACGTTGCTCATCGGTAGCAGATGTTACCTTTTCAGCGCCGATGCTATCTAAGAAGGCTTTGAATTCGCCTTTAGCTTTAGTTTTATCAGTAGCTTTTGCCATTACGTCTTTTACTGCTTCACGAGTTTCTTCAAGGCTAGGAACTTCAGTTTTAGGTTCTTCAGCTTTTGCTGGTTCTTCTTTAACTGGTTCAGATTTAGGTTCATCCTTAGGAGCTTCTACTTCTTTAACTGGTTCAGCTTGTTTAGGAGATTCCTTCTTAGCAGGTTTTTCGTCTTTAACAGGTGTACCTACAATAGATTGATATAGGTCTTTCACTTCTTGTTCTAATTCAACTGCTTTATCTACTGTGATTTTTAACTCGA